AAAGACACATTTCGATTTTTAGGCTCGAAGTGACAAAAGAAAAGAGCCCGGACCATACTCACTGGATGGAAAATTAATGTTGCTATGCAGGTTCGATGCCCGTTTCCGAACAAATATGCACTACACAGGCGTGAGTAGACCCTATTATAAGACTGTCTTTAAAAAAGGCCCATGTACCAGAGCGTATCATTGGCACAAACCTACTGGAGCTTGTATAACTATACAAAGAGGTGGACGGCCTCCAGATCCTGGCTAACCTGCCCGTAACGAGCAAAATTTTCCGGGATTGCCACAGGGAAATCTTCCCTAAGGCGGAGAACCTTCTCACAGCCATGCCGTACAGGGATGAAGAGAACATCTTCATGCCAAAACAACCACACAGTTGTCTGTACAGCGTCAAGGCCCTACTGCATTGCCCAAAGGACATGCCCTCCCAGGAAACTGGGTCAACATGGCAACCCTTGGGACAGTTGCAGGCTGACTGGCGCAGGAGAAGCGAAGGGATCGGACCCTCCGGCAGCCCACTGACACTTAGTCTCTTTCCGGAGAACGCAAAGGCTCTCTTGTGAAATTCCCGTTGAAGGGATTCAGCCTCGGAAAGTGTCTGGCCGGGACAGGGCACCACCTGGTTTTGAGTAAACTCATCACAAAATAGTGCGAAATCCTTCTCGGTCTCAACAAGAGTCACAACTCCCTTGCGAGCCGAAGGCTTGACAAACGCTGATGAACGCAGAGCATCAGCGTAAGACTTCTTCTTTGGATTAAATGGGGCAACAGCCTCAGGTGCCTCCTCCTTCACGGATAGGGAGGCAAAGCGGTTGCTTGTCTTTACCGCAGTTGGCGTCCGGATAGGCCGCACCTGCTGTGTCTTGTGGGACACAACAGGTGGTCTCTCCCTCCGGAAACTTCCACCAGCTGCAATAGGCGCCCTTACGGGAACCCAAGCTCTCTTGCCAGAAGGCAAGACATGTAGATCATGACGACCTACGGTGAAGATGCGTGCCCTACGCTTCGAGATAACTCGGACGCGTTTTGGAAGCACACCCCCACCACCCTTTAAAACAGAATTTTGAACCATTCTTTTAATTCTCGGACGGAGAAAGCACAGTTCTTTTCAA